ATCGATGGTGCTACTTCTAAATGGGGACACATGTACAAAGCTTCTTAATTTAAGCTTAGACAGGATTCGTGGGGCGGCCTTAATCGCCCCACACTTTTAATTATGGCAAATTTAGTAACATTACAACAGTATAAGGACTTCACAGGAATTACAGGTGTGAATGAAGATGCGAAAATAAATGTTATAGTGCCAGCCATAAGTCAAGCAGTAAAAACTTACTGCGGCACGTCATTTGTTGATTATTATTCAGCAGATAAAACAGAGTATTTTGATATTCAAGATGATTATACAAATGCTATTTTAGTAGATGAAAGCCCACTTGTCAGTGTTTCTGTAGTAGCAGAAAGAACAGGACAAGATGACTCTTATACAACTCTAATAACTGGTAACTCAGATTCTAGTGGTAAGTACGAATACGTAGTAGACACTGAACTAGATACTATTTATAGAACAACTGCAACTGCAGACAAAGCTTTTCCAAAAGGAAGAGCAGCAGTAAAAGTTACATATAGGTCAGGTTATTCCTCAACACCCGAGGATTTAAAACTGGCATGTTTTGATCTAGTAAAATATTATTTGAAAGACGAAAGAAAAGATAGACTTTCTATTGCTGGAGCTTCGATACAGAACTCTGTATCTACAAGTCTGAGAGAAAATATAGGATTCCCAGACCATATTAAAAGGATACTAGATTTCTATAAAGTTCATAAGTAATGGCTTTAGCTAATTTAAAAAAAGATTTAGACAGTATAATAACGGCTATCCGTAGACCAGAGGGAGGAGATACATCAGATGACCCTTTAAGAGGTTTATTTGATAAAGTACCTGCAATATTTGAACTAGAAAAAGGCCAAATGGTTAAAGAATTAAAACTCGTTCAAAGAAGAGCTCCAGAAACAGGAAAATATGGTGGAGCATTATACGGTGAATTTACTCAAAAAGGAGACACAAAAAAATTAGAAGAATTTGCATCTGCTTGGATAGCAGAGTTTAAGAAACAAATATCTAAGACGTCAACTAAACTTCAAATAATTTTTGATATAGACACACCAACACATTTAAAAGTTGCAGCGGTATTTAAACCAAAAACAACCGAAGCAAATATTTATAACTTTTTTAGAGAGCGACAGAAACAAACTCGACAAGCTTTAACAGCAACAGGAGACTATGAGAATGTTTTAACGAGAGCATCAAAAAGTAATAAAGGAGAAGAAATTTTTAATGTTGGTCACCATGTATCTGTAGCAGAGGCAAGATTAAGCGTTTTTACTTCAATGGCAGTAAGAGCTACACAAGATTCAGGCGCTTTTGATCATTTAGAAGATAAAGGCAAAAAATTAATTGTTAGCACTGTAAAGAAGTCATTAAAAGAATTAGACCTTAAAATAGAAATCACAGATGATGTGCAGATTTTTATAGATAAAGATGGCGCTCTTGAAGGTTCTATGGAAGTTAAATATGATGCTGAAAGTTGGTTTAAAAACCAAGTATTAAGGCAGGAAGAAGCAGAATTTGGAGCAGCTTTAACAAATCCAAACGAAAAAAACTCAATAATAAATCTTCTTAATAAAGCTTTTCAAAAAGAAGCAGAAAAAAGATTAGTAGGAGAAAGCGGAAAAGCATATACAAAAAGAAAAGGATCACTTACATTAGAACAAAATGCTTTAGCGATAATAATTAATAATCCTTTTATGCGTAAAATGTATGCAAAAAAGTTAGCAAAAAATTTAAGTAATATTAAATTTGAACCAAAAGGAAAAAGGAATAAAAAGATTTCACCTTTAAAAGTCAAAGGAAAAAGACTTTCTTATAAAGTTAAAGGCGGAAATAAAATAACTCCTCCAGTACCAAAGAAAACAAAAAGTATAGAGAGTAATCAAAATGCGCTTACTCAAAAAGCTTTTCAAGTAAGAGCATTTGTAAATTCTAGACTTACTAAAACTTTAAAAGGAAACATGGGACGCCCAAGTTTAGAAAATAGAACAGGTAGATTTGCACAATCAGCACAAGTTGTAAATGCAAACGCTCTAGGAAACCATATTCATATGGATTATACTTACAATCCATTGTATCGAGTATTTGAAGGTGGCGCAGACTACCCTTCAGGTTACGATCCAAGGCCTTTAATAGAAAGAAGTATAAGAGAATTAGCGGCACAAAAGCTAGAAACAAAATTTACTCTTAGGAGAATATAATGACAAGCAGAACGAAAAGAAAAAAAGTAGTCGATGCTCTCGTAGAGAAAATAAAGTTGATTAATGGGAATAGCCCATATAATTCAAACGTATCCAGTAATGTAACTGGAAGATTAAAATTTTTAGACGAAATAGAACAATATCCAGCAATTTGCGTAGTAGCAGGAGATGAATTCAGAGAGTATTTACCCGATCAATTCAAATGGAGATTGTTAGATTTAACAATAAGAGCATATATTAATGATAATAATGATGCTCAAGAAACATTAGCATTATTAATGGAAGATATCGAAAGAATCATCGATGATAATGATAATTTAGTGTACGATGATACGGTCAGTCCAAGTCTAAGTACTACTTCTTTAACAATAGGAAGTATAAGTACTGATGAAGGAGTAATTGCCCCTTTAGGAATTGGAGAAATGACACTCAGAGTACGTTATTAGGAAACAGGTAAGGCACATAAAAATGTCGCCGCACCCCTTTCCATTATAAAACGGAGAAAGCAAAATGGCTTTAAATTTATCGAGAAATACCAAGGTATTTGTCAGCTCTGTGAATGGAGTGCACACAGCAGGTGGTTGCGCAGTAGCTTTTGATACAATTACAGGAGGTAGCGGACACGCTGTCGGTGATATTATCACATGTAATGATCAAGTAAAAGTTATTGTTAAGGCAGTTAACTCTGGAGCGGTTACAGAAGTATACGTTCCAAATAACTTCCGTGGACATGCATTGTCAGACAATGATGATTGTACACAATCGGCAACAACTGGAAGTGGAACTGGCTTTGTAATAAAAGCAGCAGGTGTTACAAGCACAACAACAACAGATAACTCAAGAGCGGGTCTAGGACTCTTTAAAGGTAATGGCGCAGATGCTAATACTTTTAGAATTGGTGTACTAGACGGATATAGTTTTTCACAAGGAAGTGAATCTACAGATGTTCAGATTAACGAAGCAGGTGCTACACCGAATCGTGGGTCAAAACGTTTTAATGATTCTCTACCTCCCGCAGAATGGTCTTTTGGAACTTATGTAAGACCTTTCAAACATGGTTCTAATAGTTGGAGAACAAGTGGAGATCATGATATGGTTGAAAATATCTTATGGGCCTCTCTGGCTGGTAAAGATATCGCAGAAGGAGCCTTAACTGGTACTTCAGCATCAGCTATTACAATTGATGGAACAGACGCAGATGTCAGTTTTGTAAGATCAGAACATCATGAATTATTAAAACTTAATATATTCTTTGTTCTTGAAAATACAACTTATAGACTAAACGAAGCTCAAGTAAACCAGTGTGAAATTGACTTTTCTATTGACGGAATTGCTCAGCTAACATGGTCTGGTAATGCTACAACTATTGACCAAGTATCAACAGTACTAGAAGATCCTTCTAAGTATGGTACTTTCAATACAAGTGGAGTATTAGATGCAGCAGGTGGTTCAACATCTACTTATGTAGAAGGATATAGCTATGCTGACTGTGTAGGACCAGACGATGCTGACTATTTAAGAAACAAATTGTCAACATTAACTCTGTCTTGTGCAGCACAAGGTGGTGGAGCAGCTTCTAATGGATTAGATGCAACAACATATGATATCAATATTACTGGTGGTTCAATTACTATCGCTAATAATGTTACTTATGTAACTCCAGAAACTTTAGGTCTTGTAGACAAACCAATCGGTTCTTTTACAGGTGCTAGACAAGTTACTGGTAACTTAACATGTTATTTGGATACAAAAACAGACGGTTCAAACCAATTACTTACTGACTTAGCAGGAGCAACTGACCTTGTAAGTAACTCATTTGATATGAGTTTATTTATGGGCGGAGCTTCAAGTGCTACACCAGTAGTAGAGTTTGATATACCAAAAGCGCATTTAACAGTGCCAACAATTGAAACTGCGGATTTGATTTCTACAACTGTAGAGTTCTCAGCTCATGGAACAGACCTATTAACAGGTGATGAAATGACTGTGAAATATAAGGGTTCAACAACCCATTCAGATTCACAATACGCAACTGACGCAAGTTTAGGCGTATAACAATGACCTCGTACAACTTTCTAAAAGAAAGTAATGTACACCTCGTATACGGAGG